AAATATCTGGGATCACCGCCCCGTTTGCCGAAAATTTTAGAACAACAGGTCTGACACTTTAGCACGTTAAAGCGTTAAACTTCACCGCGTTAAAGTGGTAATGTGTGAAAGCGTTGAAACATCCAGGCGTTATCCAGGCGTTGTCCAGGTATCATCCGGCTGTAATTGTTAACAAACTATGAACTATAAAAGATCAATAAATCTTCTGACAAGAGGTTAAATTATATCATTGTTTATATTCTGATATTTGCTATAATATAATTAGAAAGAGAAAAGAAAACAAAGACGTCAAGGAAAGACTTGAAGAAAGGAATAATAATGAAAGTATTGGTTGCATGTGAAGAATCACAGAGAGTAACAATTGAGTTGAGAAAATTAGGGAATGAAGCTTATTCTTGTGATTTACTTGACTGTTCTGGTAATCATCCGGAGTGGCACATCAAGAAAGACGTTACTTTATTATTGAATGGAAATTGCATTTTTAGCACTGTTGATGGAGTAGAGCATGAAATTTCTGGTAAGTGGGATATGATCATAGCATTTCCCCCATGTACATATTTGACTGTAACGGGTAACAGATGTTTTAATTATGAAAAGTATGGAGATAAAGCAATTCAAAGGATGTTAGATAGAAATGATGCTATCAAGTTTTTTATGAGAATTGCAAATGCTGATTGTGACAGAATAGCAATTGAAAATCCTGTTGGTGTAATGAGTACACAATGGAGAAAACCAGATCAAATTATACAGCCTTATCAATACGGGGATGCCTACGAAAAGCGGACTTGTTTATGGTTAAAGGGCTTGCCAATGCTTTCACCAACAAAAATTGTAGAGACTCCAGATAGAATCCAGTTTAAATCTGGAAAAACAATGGCGAAGTGGTACGTACAAGCTGGGAATCTTTCAAAAGAACAACGTGCTTTAGTAAGATCAAAAACTTTTCCAGGGGTTGCAAAAGCAATGGCGACACAATGGGGGATGTTAGAAACTTCAGAAACCGAAGAAACTGAAGAAATCGAAGATTTTGACAAAACTACACCATGCGACACAATCGAAACCATACCACATGTTGATGTTGATTGCAGCAATTTAAAGAAAGTACCAAAAAATTGGTTATATGGAATGTTTGGCGGTTATCCATCAATCTCAGAAATGTACAATGACAAATGTTTCTGTTGTTTAGCCGACAGAAAAGGCAATGAATGCAAGGGGAAAGAGACTTGCGGTAAAACATGGAAACGATATGAAGCAATTATCAATCCAGAATGGCATCACGTCAACCTTGCAACCCTTGCAAATATCGACTTTGACATGTTAGATAAAAAGAGACAGGTATATCTTAAAGCGCACCGCGAACTAAAGCGAACGCTAGCAGACTTAAGTAAATGTAAAACAGGGCATACGTACGAAGCTAGAGCACGTAAATTCATGCGTGATATGATATCGCAATATTATGATAATGAAATATCTTATGCAATGCGCAAATACTTAGATTTGCAATTATCAATGTCAAATGTTGTCAATGGTGTATGGAGTTCATACGTTGAACCTGCAACAGGTTTACATGAATCACGTAGATACAGTAGACCAACGTTAACATACTAAAATAATATTATAGCTGTCCTATCGGCATAACGGGGAGAATGGAGTAAATATGAATCTTTATGGAATTTATAAGCGCAACACAATCGACAATGTACCAGAAATGTACGCATTATTAGATGATACCCGTGATTATTGTCACAGACGCGGCTTGCACTATGTCACATGTGCAGACGTTCCAGGCTATATGAATGAAGGTTGCTCAACCGTACACGCATATAATGGAAAGTATGGAAAAGGCGTAGTTCGCACAAGACCATGTTTTTATAAGGGCAGACGTTCAACCAATTATATGACAATTGAATACTGGGTGTCTCGTGACGACATACACAAGAGATTAACAGGAGAAAGTGAGGTATTAGCATGTCAGAATTAAGAGAATATCAAATAGAATATTATGACGTTGCAAACGATACAAACGACTATATGACAATTTTTGCATATAGTGTACATCAGGCAAGAAAGATTTTCTATATGACAACAACCGGGAAATATATTGCATATGTTGAGAGTATTAACAGAAAGTGAGGATTGACCATGGATGCATTAACCACAAAACAGAAATACCAGATGTATGATGAAATCGGAGAATTAGTTCTCAAATATGGCAAGGACAAAACAACAAAACGAATGATTGTATCATTTTTTCAAGAAGTCCAAAAGGTTGAAACTTCAAAAGAGCTTATAAGCATGTCATTTGTCGTAACATCCCTTAGATATCTTCTGGAAATCACATTCCCAACCAAATAACAAAAAATACAGCCACCAAATGGTGGCTGTATTTATTAAGATCCGAACTTCACGCCATAGCCGTATATATAAATGTCTTTCGCAATAAGCGGATCATTATTGAAATTATATGTCACATTGGTGCTATGAATATTGCTCAATGTAATAGTCTTAGCAGGTGTGGTATCAATGCCACAATCTCCAAAAGGTAAAAAAATGTGAGTACCAAATGTACCATCTGTTTTATAAGCCTTGAATGTGAACCCCAGAGGAATAACAATATCATTATCTCCTTTTTCAATTGAAATATTGCCAACGTTTCCACGCCAATAATGGTCATCCAGATTGTAAACTACGCTCACAGTGGGGAGATTGTCAATGTATTCACTAGCATATCGTACAATCTTTGTTTTCTGTAATGATGATATATCATGCTCGATACTTTCCCCCCAACTATCCACATACTCGAACGCATTAACAACCTCATCCCTCAGCTTTCTCACCCTTCTCCAGAACGCAAGATTAGAAAACCGTTCTGGTAAATTCTTCATTGGTTCTAAATATTTCAATAAATCCATATATAATACCTCTCTTTCTAATTAACCATTCTCAGCGATACAATAAATATATAAATCCCAGGCTGTTGCAATTGATACATCTTCCGCATTTGGGACAGCCGCTAAGGTAATGCTTTGTGGCACAATTGCAAGTTTTGCATTAGTTCCAGTTTTTGGAATTTGTAAACGTACATCGGCTTGTACAGCAAAACTTGTATATGCCAACTTATTATCAATTTTAACAATGGTACTGTCTTTAGTTAAAAAAGGAATGTAACTTGTCATAAGCTTAACTTCATCCATCGTGTACCCAAAATCTTGTGTTAATGTAAGGTTGAAAAAACCATTAGCGGGATATAAAGCATCAGCCTTGAAATTTGGTGCAACGTCATTTATTTGTGCAATGGTTGGTTTAGAAGTCCAAACGCTTTTACGTACCGCAATGAATGGTAACTTTACAAGAGCAACAGGTTGACCTAAATAGCCTATTTGAATAGTTCGCTTCGGTTTTGTCACTGTGTCATGCCATTTTAAATTGTTGGACAATTCCCAGTTTGATTTACTGTCACCGCTTGCGAAGTCAATAACATTTGTGCAAAACCAGTCCCACCATGCACCCCAAACGGTCGCCCAGACTGAATCATTGTCGGTTAAATCAAGAATTGTCTGAGGTGGAATGATGTTAAGATTCTTCAACAAATTTTCCAACTTTTTCACCCTAGTTTCTAACGCGGTTAAGTCAGATTCTAAAATCTCAATTGACTTGTTAATATTAGAAATTGATTGCTGTATATTTGTAATATCACCTTCAACAGTCGTTAATCTGTTTTCAACATTGTCTAAACGTTGCTCAATATTTGAAATGTCATTTTTGATATTAGTCAATTCGTTTTGGATAGACTGTAACTCATTTTCGATATTCGTTACTCTAGTATCAAGTGACTCATACTTTGCATACAAATCTTTTAAAGATTCTTCTACACTTTTTGCCCACACATTAAATTCATTGTTAAATTCATTCAATGCGTCAATAACATCATTCAATTTCGCCCACAAAGCGCAAACCTTCTGTAAAAGCGACAAACAATCATCAAAAAGCAAAGGAATCGTAAATTGATGATGCCAACAAAAGCCCAAATGCTCTTTGTTAGGCGGATTGATAATAGGTATATTCGCCATAGTTACACCTCACTTTCATAATTCTACTCACATTATAACACAAGTTCCGCTTTCGTCAATCACCTAAAAAGCCCCAAAAAATTATGTTTCAGTTTATCGCAAATCTCTGTCTCAAAATCCCAAACCGCTGTCGTGTAGCTCTGTGCATTAGACGCGGCTGTTCCGCTTGACCCCGTGTGAGTTGTGCTATCATCCACATGATTTTTTGATACATTTGTCAGATAGTTGTCATCGAGCAAATCCGTTTGCCCTTGCGGTGTGTCAAGAAACTTGTGCCAATCATCGGAAATATGAATGTTTTTGCTGTTGTCCGTTTCAAACATATTCTTTGCGTTATACGCTTCAAACCGTGCCTTTAGCTTGATGTTTAATTCTGGCATAATTCGCATCATATCACCTCTCATGTGCTCACGGAAAAGAAAATCTGTCTCATAACCAATTTCCCACTCCAGAAAATGCCGAATGATCATATCGTTAATTGGCTTTCTAAATTCCTCACTGAAAAGCGGATAATCGTCAAGCCCAAAAGCCGCAAAATTATAATTATCAAACAAGCTCTTATTAGACTTCCTGTCATTTCCGACTTGAGCATTCTGCAAAATATCATATACATGGAGCGTATAAGCCGCCCCCACATCATACCAATACTTATCATTATCCAAAAAATTAGTATCAATCATTGGAATTGTCATTATCCTCACCCTCACTTTCTTGAGCTTCTAAACCACTGTTCTTAACTTCCTTCACTGTCTCTCTATTGGTGTCCATAACTGAAAATTGGTCTAGCAGTCCAACATCACCAATATTTGAGTCATTAAACGTAGCCTTAACATTCAAGCCGAATTTCTTGTTGCATTGATCACAGAAATTTTGTCTTGCCTGCTCATACGAATTTCTTAAAACCATAAGTGTAGGCGCGTCTTGCATCACTTCAAGGCTTGAAACCTGTGCAACTTTCGATTGTGTGCGTCCGTTAACACCCAACATAAACATAAAGTCCGACATTAGCATAGATTTCAGTTGTTCCACATTTCCCGCAACAAATGGCGCGGGTGTCTGATATACAATTTGACGTATATCGTCATACTGACTTTTAAGCGGTGACATATCTCTTGTATAGACAACAGGTTTATGACCCGCAATTTGCTCATAGAGATTGGCAAACGTTAGCTCCTGTCCATCTGGTGCATTTAAGATTGCGGGCGTGTTCTGTGCTTTTAAGTTCACGTTTATACACCTGTCGCATTCGTAAAGCAACGCGGCATAGTGTCGACATAAACCGTTAATAGAAACGACGTCATAGTCTGTGTACGGTGACAAGCTAGCCGTCAATGTAGCAACTTCGCTCAAGTCTTTACTAACCGTATTCACGAACGTCTTACATTGATACTTTGTTGCACCGCCATACCACGTCTTAGTACTTGATGTTGTGCAATCTCCGACAACATAAAATCCATCTTCTTTCCAGAGTCCCCCTAACTTACCAAGTACAAAATTTTCATTGAGAATGTTATTTGCATGTCGGTAAACGTCATCGTCATCAAATGGCAACCCCTCAAAAGTCCAAGCGTCAACAGCAATCCTACGCAAAAAAGTATAATACAGACCGATAGTTAAAAGGTTTTCTGTCTGTGTATTCTGATTTTTGGTATTTCTTTTCAAATTTCAACACCTCACTTTCTAAATTATACACGGAAATTGGTACATTTATCATTCACCCTCACCCTTCACCCCTCAATCCTCAACCTTCCACCTACATTTTACCAGATTGACCGTCATTGTCAATGATCAATTTTTCAGTGGCAAAACATTCGCGAAGTATTTTAAAGACCAATAAGGGCAAAACATACTTCTAGCATCAATTCCCCCTATTGGTGGGGGCGGTGTTGTTGGTTGCACAACCTCAGTCGTGCCGCTACCTGTTGCGCTTCCAGCATTTCCACCAGCCGGATTGACGGGGGCTTTTGAGTCTGAGTCTGAAATTGTACCTTCGCCAATTTGGATAACTCCCGTTTGGGCTTGCATGTCGGCAAATACTCTGTTGTACTGTGTAGTTGTCCAACGATTGCCGTCATTTGCACCCGTTTTAGCGTTTTGACGTGCCATGACCAATTTTATCCAATCACTTTCTGTCTCTTTTCCTGTTGTGCCTGTGAAGATATCTTTTACAGCGTCCCAGTATCCACTATCACGAATTGCAATACTTGCGGCAGTTCCCACGGCATAAGCACCAACGTTTGAAACGTCATACCCCAAATGCTTTTGTATTTCACTTCTTATCAGACTGTAATAGTTGTTAAACATTGCCCAGTTTTGCATTTTTGAAAATTCTGTCAAGTGGTTTTTTGTATAGTCAATGAACAGTTGTTTAAGTCCGCTGTTGCTGACAAGTTGTTCATTGCCAACACCCAAATCAATATATGGTTGAAAACCACTAAAAAGAGTAGGATAGTGCTGTATACAAAATTGCATAAAAGGCACTAGTCCATAACGATAATCAAATTGATATCGCCCGTATGCTCTACCCTTATCTCCGTTTATATACCAACCACTAGTGTCAGAATATTCTTTACCAGACTCGAAAACTTGCCAATTTATCCACATTCGTGCGCCTACTTGCTCATCTTCTTTCTTTTCTTCTGGAACTGGTTGTGTTGACTCTGAATTTTGCACAACTATAGCGGTGTGTCCAGGCATGTGTAAAATGTCACCGACTTGCAAGTTGTCGCCTGTTGTTAAGTATTTACTGTCATACAATATATCAAATAGCTCTGTATTTTTAAGCTGTTCTAGTTCGTTGTATGTATTCATACTTGTACTTACTAGAATGTTGAGACAATTTAATATACATGCAACTAAAGCAGAGCAGTCAGTTGCACACGGTACTTTAACGTCTTTAGGTTTCCACCCGACTTTTCGACATTCATTTGTAAAAGTCTCCCGTCTATGTTGATTATACCCAACATTTTGATTATCACATGATTCTATCATAAGCGTAGCAATCGCACGGGCAACGTCTGGACGGTTGCGAATACGTGCAATCCAGTCCCAACGCCTACCGTCTCCAGTTTGCGGAAACCAACCTGTTACGCGGACTTCAAGTCCGTTTTGATCTCCGTCTCTGCCGCCCCAAAGATTGCCGTTTTCATCTTTTGAAGCTTCACCAATATATGTTGCCATATCAACCGCCCTCACTTTCTGGAAAATGATTTTCGAGAATCTTGTCAGTGTGTTTGTAATTTCCGATACCGTGCCAAAACCAGACACCGTTATCAAGCCTGTTTGCCATGTATGCAATTGCGTTTTGCGGTGCATTTTCCGCGGTGATGATTGCCCCGCTTGTGTGTACGTAGTTTACAATTGGTAAAGAATCAATTACAATGTCGGCAAGACTGCCATTGTAGTTGTAGCCGTACATGCAAAAATAGTTGTTAAACTTTTTGATATCTTGTAAAGAAGGATAGTACCATGCAACAGATATCATAGGGAAAAGCGCATTATACATTGCAATAGTTCCTGTTGGGTTGCCAATTGTAAGGTCTGATTCTTCAAATTTTGCACCGAGATTTTCCGCAAATGTTTCCGCGGCTTGTAGCTCACCTTTAATGTCAAGTGAAAACAGATTTCCGATTGACGCAACTCCAAAGTTTCCAAAGTCGCGCATAACTCCACTATTGTTTAACTGTGTAGTCGATAATTGAACACTATCCCACGTACTACTTGCAAGCGAATAGTCTCCGTTTGTCCCGTTTCCGTACTGTTGGGGTGTTATTACAACACCGCCTAACTGTGATTGATTAGCCGCCCACTTGAATTTAAATTTTTTGGCGAGTAGTGCAGACTCATCAAAATAACGAAAATCATATTCTTTGGCGCTTCCACCGCAATTGACTGTAAGCTTGTTAAACTGAGGTGAAGTATAGAGCTTGTTCCATAGAGGTTTTTCAAGAAAAGATTGTACTAACTCAACCTCTCCTGTTCGATTGTCAACTTTGTCCAGATTTTCGCCGCTTATGTCACTAGCAAAAAATTTAGGTACGTGATAAGCTCCGATAATATCTTCCTGTCTGCCACATTTTGCATAGCGTTTAACTACTTCTAACGCTTGTGCTCTTGAAAGCTTACTTGTGTTACTCTGGACTATGCCGCCACATTCACAAGGGTTGACAGAAACCAATGAAAAGAAATTGCTTATTTGACCATAATCACCCATGGCAAAATTTGCGATTGCCGCGTAGAAATCACTTGAACGATTTTCATAGGTGTCCGTATTGTTTGCGGTCATGAGATAAACGGAGTCGTCATCATCTTTTGAAAAACCATATTCAGTTCGTGCAATTTCCCACCTATCGACTTGCGTTGGCTCTGGAAAGAAGTTCGCGAAAAGTCCGTCACTTGCTGGGTGCTGTCGCATAACTGGAGATGGATGGAATGTGAATTTGTCGATATATGTAGACCAATAATCGACAGATGTATTTACATATGTCAGTTTATTGTTAACATACTGATAATCTATAATATACGCAAATTCAATGCGTGATTCATTTTGATATGCCATGTAGTTATAGCGTTTTATTTCATCTGCTCTTACTGGACAGCGGAACGTTTGCCCCTGTCTTTCCCACGTTACATTATCATAACGCTTATAAGGAAGAACGCTGAGAAGTTCTTTTAAAAACCCCTCAGCGTTTCTTTCTGCTGGGATTAACAAGTGTTTACCGCTGTCGTCAAATGGCGAATCAAACAAGTATACAGTTGTCATAATATCCCCCCTTTATTTATGCCTGTTTGCAAATTGCGACGGCATTTCCCCACGGTCTAATGCCGTATGTCTGCCAAACGTTCAAGTACTGATTCTGATACATTCCCGCGGCATTGTAGAAGTCACCGCTTGTACTCAGATTGTCGCGGTACTCGAAAGTATTAACATCTGCAAGTACTGCAAGAATGTTTTGGTCATCCTTGATAGTTTGCCAATACTTTGTTACTGTGTCAACTGGTGAATCGAAATCGAGATAATCAAAGTTAGGGAAAGGTGTCACACGTCCAACAAGGTCTGCTTTACTCATGTTGAAAGCTCCTGCTAATGTTTCAACGTTGCAATTGACAAGCACATCACTTCTTACAAACAGATAGAGACTGTCAGACGGGGTCCAAGTAATTGCAGGTGTTGCGTCTGCAATTCCCTGTGCTTTCGCATATGCCTGATAATTATTAAAGTCGCTTGAAGCATGTGTGATATCAAGCGCAATCTTCTGGATTGCCTTGATAAAGCCGATAGAAGAAGCGGCGGGGTCTGCATCATCCCATGCAATTTCCTTCTTAACTACCACGTTGTTTTTAACAGAAGTCTGAATCAACTTCTTGATAAGGTTTTCTTCCTCAATCTCGTTCCCACTGAAAAGACTTGTCACCATGCCTGTCACCATACTGTCAAGCTGCTCCCATGACGTGAAAGCACCTTCCATAAGTTCACGCGGGATTGTTACTGGAAACTGACGTCTACGATTCTGTCGGAAATAACAAGTTTTAACGTCTGGTTTTGTAACTTGTAAAAGCGTTGCTCCAAGAGAAATATCATAATCACGCCCCATGGCAGGATTGACGTAATTCATTTCCATATCGGTTCCAAGTGGGAAACCTTCCTTTTTCAACATTTCATACTGATTGGTATACATCTTAGATTCCACGGACTGAATGACAATCTTATTTACAACATAGTGTAAAAATTCATTCATGAATGGAGCATATTTGACTATTGGTGTCATTGCATGACTAATGGAAGTCGCCACGGTAACTTCACCTGTCGCGCGCATATACTCGTTTGAGGAATTTTTTCTTGCATCGTTAAAAAGATTGACTCCGCGCTGTGCGCTTGTCAGCGGTTTTGTTGTTTTTGCCATAATTTTCTACCTCACTTTCTATAACATTAACTATAATAGCTTAAAATATCATCGGTTGTGACTTCCTCTTTTTCTTCTTCCTCATCTTCTTTAAGTTTTGTGGACGGAGAAATGGTAGTTGTGACACGGTTGAACAGCTCTAAGTTTTGTTTACTAAGTCTGTCGTTTTCCGTTTTCAATGTTGCGTTTTCTGTTGCAATTGCCTTTTCCGCTTCATTTGAAGCTTTTGCCATGTCTAGCACATCTACAACGATTCTTCGCATTTCATCAACCGTCATGCCGTCTGGAATGTTTAAAGTTGTCACCATCTTTTCTATATCGATCATGCTTTCGCCCCCTCATAGTTAATATTAGCAAAATGAAAACTGTGCTCCCATTCATATTCTGCAATTCTGCCTAATTCAATGGTATGCCCCTCTTTTGGCATGTGCAGAAAGAAACCATAGCCAATGTCAATGCCGACATGTCTACCTTTACCGCCGAAAGATGAATATAATCCGTTTCCTTCTGTTCCTAAAAGCGGTGTAGTCTTTTCTGCTCCGTCATGATAGTGTCCAGTGCTGTAATTTTGCACGCCTACGACAGCGGACACGAAACCGCTACAATCAAGTCCGATTTTACCACGTGAGAAAGCTTTATAAGCACTTAACTCCTGTGTTGTATACTTTGAAAAATAGGCGGGTTCGAGACTGATAAGTGTGTTCATCACTTCATCGGTTAGGACTTGCCCTTTTGCACCGTAAAAATATGCATATTCATCACGGTGATAAAACATAAATAACGCTTTTTTGATAACTTCATAATATGTCATTCTTTCACCTCATCTTCCAATTTTGTTTTAATCTCTGATATCATTTCCCTCAGTGAGTTAATAGCATTTGTCAACTCTTTTGTTTCCTCTTTATGAACGTCTGTCTGGTACTTGATATAGTAACACAAGATTAACGTCATACAGATCGGAAAGCCTACACTTGTAATTATCTGTGTAACTGCACTTACATCCATCACAACACCTCACTTTCTAAAAAGGTGGGCGTGTCTCCACGCCCGTGCTGACAGTTTGCACAACTACCCCGTTCTTCGCGGTCTGCCTAGTAGTCCCAACTTTATTTTATCATAGGTTTAGTTTTTGTCAATAAGAACACGTTTGATTAAGTCGTTAAATTTTTCGCTTGCTACTTTTGAGCTTGCACATATTTGTGAGGTTCGTTTATAGTATAACATCCACTCTATCAATTTGCGTGTTGTCGGTAAATATAGCTCATTTGTGAGTATATTGTTTTTTGATTTGTATTTACCGTCTACAATTACCATAGGACAACGTTGCTTTTCTGGAAATATTACGGTTATTCCAAAGTCTGCAATGTAAACACGGTTGGTTTTAACTGTTAACTCCGCGTACCACTTCCATGATAAATGATTATAAATTTCTGGATAGACTTCCTCTTGCCAAGCTCCGTTTATAGTCATGTCATTTGTTTGGGACTCATAAACGGCTAAATGTTTTGACACGTGTGCTTTTTTTGGCGGTTCGGTATACAGAACACAAATTTTCAGTGCATCACCATCCTCAAGTTTACGATTGAAAATGTAAACTTTTCCCTGTTCTAGTTTACGTGCATCAATGTTGTAATAATCAAACAGAGGGCTTTTGGGGTTGATACTGTTTGCACATGCTACAATTTTAACATCTTTTCTTCTTCTAACTATAGTTGAAAGCTGTTGACTATAACCTTTCAAAAATTCATTTCTGGAAAGTGGTATAATTGTAGTAGTGTCAACATCTTCGATAAATTCATCTAAAAATATAGTTTTAACGCTATCGTATCCATTACCTTTGTATTTCATCCATGAAGCTATTGAAGAACTATAGCCACATGGTGAGTATACCCATTTATTGTTACGTCCTAATTCTTGTTTGCGGTAAACACCACTATAGTAATTCAAGTTCGCTTCTTCTTTCCATAGCGTTTTTTCAACATACGGCTTGATGTTGGCGACTGCACCCCATGCTCTACCACGGATAAGATAATCTTCGCGTGTACGCATGTATACAAATTGCGCACCAGTCGCGTTATAGTCGTCAAACAATCCCTTAAAAACAGAGTATGTTTTACCAGCTGAGCGTTCACCAAAAACAATGTAAACATCAGCGTTTAAAGTATACAATGATGGAATGTTTATATAGGTTTCGTCACCTACTGTTATATAAAGATTTTCAATTTCCATGTTATTCTCCTATCTTTTCTAATATTATTGGTGATAAATGTTTGGTTTTTACCGTAAACTTTTCTAAACGTTTACTTATATCTACATCTGTATTTTCTTTCTTGCCGTCTTTTGTTATTATAGTCGGCTTGATGCTATACACGTCTATTCCAATCAAAGCGCCATATTCGGGCGATATTGTCAGCGTATATGTAGTATCTTCTATCCATGTGCCGCCATTGTCGTAAGTTTCGATTGCGTTTGTAGTTGGGTGGGATATCGTACGCCCAGATACATCTTTATCAAAAGTTGTAAAAATTTCAAAATCTTCGATTGATGAAAGATAATTTACAGCTTTCTTTGAGAGTCCCGACACAGTCATATACAATTTGTTATCAGTATCTTGATATATATATTTCTTCGCGCCAAAAGTCTTAAATTTCAACCATGCACCTGTTTTTTCAGTTTCCCAGTCAAAAATTCCTAAGTCTGGTAGTTTATAATCTAAACCATAGCGTTTTATTGCTAAGTCTATTTTATATTTTGCATAGTCATTATACCCGTTTATTACGTCTATACATTCTTCTCGATTGATAACTTTTGCACTGTCTGTGTCACAGTAGAGCACGTTTCTATCAATCTTCGACACTATATCATGCATTAAATGATAACGTGTCCACGCGGGAATGAAAACACCAATTTGATAAGGTAAGAAACTTCTAAAAGATTTGTAAAATTTTTCAAGCTGTGCGGAAATTTCCTCTTTGTTTGTGATAGCACAGTGGTCTAAAGTCCACTCCGTGCCGTCAAGTGTAACAACATCATGAATAGGGTCTTGAACAAACATACCATAAAAAGAATTTACGCGGTTTTTTGCTTTTGCGTAGTTTAATTCTTCGCCTTTTACATGTTTTAAACTTTGTTTGTTGTTGTAATACTTTAACATGGTACAAACAATTCCAGATGGTAAATAGTCAGCTCTACAATAGTAACATTCATCTACTCGAATTGCATCAATCTTGTACATTCGCAAAATGATAGCAAGATCGAGGCTAGTACATGTTGTTTTAATCATATCTGCCTTAAAAATTCTACCATTGTCCAAAACACTATCACTTGATACTTCGCAATGTGATGATGAAAGATAAGTCATTGTACCTCTTGCGCGAACGTTCTTTGCTGTGATTGTACAAATAAATAGGTAATTGTCTGTGTTAAGTAAACGTTTTAAGTCATAAATATTCGCATTTGGTAAACGTTTAAGCGGTGCGACTGGAAATTTCTCTGTTGCGATTGCGAACGGGTACGCACTACCAAAATCGTAGCTATCCACATTTTCCATTATTTGCCCCGCGTACATATAGTTAGCGTGAGCGTAGCCGCCCATAAAAGCTTTCCGACATATTACATACCTATCATAGTCAAGTGAGGTGTTGCGAAACATCTTCATCCACTTAGCATCTTTTTTCATAATAGTGCGAAGCTCATCACGTAAAAATCCCGTATTTGTGTATGGAAATTCGTAAAAAGGTTTATCTTCCTGTTCTTCCAACTGATGGATTTTCGCCACCATGATTTCTACATCGCGATATGTATAACGTTCCTTGTCTTGCGGCAACGTTTCACCTGGTTTCACGATATCTTTGTAGTTCATTTCAAGCTTTTCAAGTCCTACGTCTTTTCCACATGCCGCAAGACCTTTATTAGTAAGCTTGTAACTACATCTAAATTCCAAAACATCGTCTATAATAAGATATAACGGTTCGTGAGTGTCCATATAAAAGCCGCCTGTCATGGTATGCCCCTCAAGGTTTCTAATTATAGCTTCCATTTCATAGGACAAGTTATGCACATATATGATTAAGCGGTTTTCGCCTTGAGTTGCAAAAGTTTGATATTGGCTATGCAAGTAATCATATAAATTTGACCATGATAAGCATGTGTTATAGTTATAGTCGCTGTCCATCACTGACCAATGCCATGTATAGATTATGTCACAATCTTCTGTTATGTGTTCATGAGTCGTTTCAATGTCAAAACAAAGAAACTTTTTACAATATGAAATTTTTTCTTTTCGTTTTGCCATTGTTTACACCTCGCCTTAAATGTCGTCAAAATCTTGATTAAGAGATAGCCACTCTCCAGCACTACCTTCACGTTGTACATCTAAAAACCATGCGTCAAGGTCAACATCTTCCGGATTCATGGTTGCTAGTCCTTCGAATCCGCTCCCCAGTGTATTTCCCGCCCAGTTAGCATAAGCAAGTAGCTGTTCACTATCATACTGCTCACCTTCATGCGCTGATTGCCAGGCACCCATATATGTTGTCATTTTCTTCCAATCTTCAAAAGATAGGTTTTTAAGTTTTGGGTGATTCTCTATCATTTTCTGGTATGCTTTATTTTGTAGCTGTCTATATCCCGTGTAAGTGGATTGTTTAGCATTTAATATCTCGATAGCGGTTGATACTTTTTTCTGAATCGCTTGCAAGGATAAGCCTTGATACTTAATATCGAACCCTTTATATCTATCATAGATAGGATTTATTTCCCCAGTATAACGTTTACCGCGTTCGCTGAAATATTCTTTAAGGGTTGCAAGCCTGGTTTGCGCTCTTTTGCCTAAAGTTCTGAGCAACAGAAGCGATTCATCTTTTGTGTAGTGTTTCTTGAGCAACACATACTTTCCATTAGACACGTCATATAAAATCCCTTTTGCGCGTTGGACTTCGCCAACACGCTCTTTTTGCTTACTTGCCATAGATTTCTACCTCTCTCTCTGTAAAAGGCTCAATGTAGCCACTTGCGATTGCGTTTTGAATCATTTCATCTGCTGACATGTGATATAGTGGTGCGTATAATTTAAGTGATTCTCTAACCTCTCTGTAATACTTCAGTCTCAAAACAGGTGTTTTGATATCGTCTAATGCTCTCAAAACAATTGCGTGTTGTAATTCTAATAATTGGCTTTCCAAATACATATTCATACCTCACTTTCATTTCTTTTTGTTCTTTCAGTCTATCATATAAATATGAACAAATATGAGATATTTTGTAAACAAATTGTTAACATTATGTAATTATAAAAGGGACTGTTCCCAGTCCCTTATAGATGCAAAAAAACGAACAAACTTGATTAGCTTCCGTTCTATTATTTGGAGTCAACCGCACTGTTGACCGTTTGCCGCGTTTAAAAGTTTCTTACCATGATTTTAAAGAATGTCTGTCCCGAGTTCCTTGAAATACCTGTTGTACATTCAATGATAAAATCATGCCCATCTGCAATAGCATCCGTTAACAAATCAGAAATCTTGTCAATTTCACGTGCAACACCTGTTGCGTAAATGCCAAAACCTTCTTCAGTTTCCATACAGAGATAGTAAGTGATTTTCCTTGTTACATCATCAGTACCAACTACAATTCCTAAAAGCTTACCAGATGGTTTTGCATCCTTCGCAAGTGCGGTTGTACCATTGATTTTTACAAGCTGTACACATTTTTCGTCTCCAGATACCAGTTTAAAATTCTTCATAATTTAAAATCTCCTTTTTATGTTATTTGTTTGAAGTGTAATGTTATGTAGTATGATCATATTATATTATATTGCGTGTTGTGCTATGGTCTACGGGGGTGTACCAGATACATAAAAATTATAATCTAGCTCGTAACGTGTAGAAATTGCGATAGTGCGTTTTGTCGCCATTGTTAAAAGTGAAAGTATAATAGACAACTTTCTCTGTTTCCACTCTCTGTAACTCTCCTCTAATTTGGTTTGTGAAATAGCCCTCACAGAGTAGGGAAGAATCGAGGTCGTAAAAATTAACTGTTCCATCTGATAAAGTCTCCTTTATGGTGGTGCGCTTGTCAACGAAGTTTATTCGAGTAGAATCTGGAATGTTGATTCTTTTAATCGGTTTAACCTTCATGTTCTTCCCCCTCTAATTCAAAGAGTGTAAAACGCACCGCGTCTTCAATTTCTTTAAGACCTAAAATGTCTATAAGATCTTCACCCTCATTATTGATTATTGCCAAACATTTTACCATCCCAACTCTAGCGTCTTTCCAGCCTGGTTTAATTGTTGTAAAGTCGCCCTCGCAAATGTTTGAAATAACAAAACAGTTAAAATTATAGAGTCCAATACTTACCGCGTTAGCGGCAATTTTCTTCATCATCTTTTTAACATCTTCGCTTTCAACTTCCGACACATTTTTCCCACTCTTGATATTTTTCTCAGCCAATAAAATTAACTCTCTCTTTTCATTAAATGTCATTGTTTCAATCCTCACTTTCTTTCTTGTTACATCTATATAGTACCATGGTTTGATTTTTTGTCTAGTGATATTTTTTAATTTCATGTACGGATTTATTGATCTTTTATAGTTCATAGTTTGTTAACAATTACAGCCGGATGATACCTGGACAACGCCTGGATAACGCCTGGATGTTTCAACGCTTTCACACATTACCACTTTAACGCGGTGAAGTTTAACGCTTTAACGTGCTAAAGTGTCAGACCTGTTGTTCTAAAATTTTCGGCAAACGGGGCGGTGATCCCAGATATTT